CTGGGTATGCGATTATAGTCCATATCTAACAATAGGAGCGTCAGACCCTAGCATAACATTTGATAATACTCAGTCTAAATTTGCGTTTCAAGGATTATCAACTTCTATATATAGTGGTAATGGGTTGTTTCAAGAATGGAATAAGGATAGTGCCTCAGGCAACTCTGCAACCATTAAACCAAATGCTCAAGCAGACGTAGAGGTAGTTACAGTTAATCAAAGGTCAAGTTCTTTTAATAGATTATATTCAAATGGTACAGATATTTTACATACCCCAGCCCGAGAAATAAAAGGTATTCCTGAGAAAGTTCCCTATTTTTACGCTCAAAGTGGTATAGGAGTTAATAGTATGTCGATATTTGATTTAAATGATAATGCCCTAAACTGTATCGCAAGACAACAAAAACTATATCAGGGTTCTATGTTAGATAAACTGGGATTTAATCTAGAGCAGATATTACCTTTTCATGGTAACTCAAATAACGAATTTAATAGAGGGTTTCATAACAGTCATTTAGGAATTAATCAGTTAGCAGTTAATAAGCAGGATAATATGGTTAAACCTTTTACAACTAATTCCTATGTTAATGCCTCAATAGATATAGCCTTAGTCAAATCGGCTACCGGTGCAAATATGTATAATCTCGGATCTTGTCTAGATATAGAATCTAATACAAATGCTTCAAGTGATTTATTACTAGGGGAAAATCTACCACGAAAATTAGACTATCCGTATCTAGTTGTCTATAGTAATCTTGTGGATAATACTAAATATTTCGGAGGACAGAGTAGTTATGATAAACTTCCCGCTATGGCGTATGTACCTAGAAATTATCAGACCGGCGATTTTATATATAGTTCAGCTACAGCGTGGACGTATACTGCAGATAGGGATTATGTTTTATCTGAACTGGTAGTAGATATTAGATTACCTGACGGAAGCCCAGCACCACTCGCCCCTAATAATTCCGTGATATTCAAAATATTAAGACAGAATAATATTTTAGAAAGACAGCAACAAATTATACAAGAAATAGAAGAAGCTGAACAACCGAATAAAACTAATAAGAAATAGGCATTAATCTATAGGGTATACCCTTACGCATAAAACCGCCTTCTTTAAGTCATAAATCTAAATATTAATAAAAATATGTTATTTAAGACATAAAAATATATTTTTATGTTTGTTTAAGTGCTTTTTTATGTTAAATTAGTTTAATTCTCTTTCTTTTCTTGTTTTATGACTTAAGGGCAGTAATTAGATTAATGTATTTAATTGCTTAGTTTTATTATTTAAAATAATAATCTTTGTTATAATTATAAAATGGATAAACTTCGAGATAAAATTATTAAAATGAAACCAAATCTAAAATCTAATTCTGTGGCTATGTATATTAGAAGTCTAAAGATCTTATATAAAAAAATGGGACATGATTCGGAATTAAAGAATATAGATTTTCTTGAAGACTTTGAAAAAGTTAAAAAGGTTTTAGAAGAATTTAAAATAACAACACGAAAAAATTATTTGTCGAGTATTGTTGTTGCATTATTAACTGACGAGGACAAACATGAAACATTACTCAAAAAATACAGAGATTATTTAGACGAAAATGCTACTGAATATTCTGACTATATTAATAATCAAGAAAAAAGTAATAAGCAGTCTGATAACTGGGCTACTATAGCAGAACTCAAAAAAGTTCTAAAAGGGTACAAAGACGAACTATTAGACAAGAATGTTTTTAAAGAACGTACAGCCGAAACTATTATACCTAAAGAATTTGACCTAATGCAAATGTGGGTTGCTGGTAATTTATATATAGGTGACGAAGATAATCCTCCACTAAGAAATAACTATATTATGGAAGTTGTTAGTAAAAAGGTATATGATAAATTATCTACTAGTGATAAAAAAGAAAATAATTATTTAGTTGTTCAGGGTGCTAGAAATAAATTCTTCCATTTATCGAACTATAAAACTGATAAAACTTATGGTACAAGAAAAATAGAAGTAGGCAAAAAATTAAATAGTATTCTAAATATATGGCTCAAGTTTAATACAAGCGGTCACTTACTTTTAACTAAACATAAAAAACCCATGAATGCTAATCAGTTAACTAAATATATTCAGAAAGTTTTTAAACCAACTGGGAAACAAATCTCAACAAGTTTATTAAGACATATCTATATTAGTGAGAAGTTCCCAGCAGTCAATAAAGAGAAAGAAGAGGTTGCAGATAAAATGCTCCATTCAACAACCGAACAAACTAAATACTCTAAAAAAGAATAACTTTTGCGTAAAAGTTGATAGAATTATTTTCTAATATATATATATAATAAAAATGACTAATACTAAAGAAAATTTTAATTGTATCTATAAATTAACTATTGAAGGTAAATCTTATATAGGGTCTACCTCTAATCTTAATGGTAGATTAAAAAGACATTACTTTAGAGCTAACTGTCCTACTGATCCAAAATCACATTCTAAATTATATAAACACTTTAGAGAATGTAAAGTGAAGAGGGATTATTCTAACTGTACCGTTGAAATACTAGAAATTGTATTACTGAATAATCTTCCTAATAATAATAAGAAACTTCTAGAAAGAGAAGACTATTATCTAAGAACTATTAAACCTGAATTGAATACTCAATTATTTTCAATATATAGGGACGAAGATAAACAAAAATATATTGATAAAGTTAAAACTAAATATACCTGTAAATGTGGTTCAGTTCTTCAGTTACGGAAAAAAGACGATCACGAAAAAACTATAAAACATTCCTTATATATTCATAAAGAGAAATTTAAGAATTGTTTAGTTTATATTAGATAATTAAAATATATAACTATATTATAAAATGGCTTCAGAATGGATTGAACATGTTAAAGCATACGCTTCTAAAAATAAAGTTTCTTATAAAGAAGCCATGAGTAAAGCAAAAGCTACTTATAAACCAAAAGGTAAAAAGGCTGAAAAAAAACCAGCAAAAAAAACAACCAAGAAAGAAAAAGACAAAGAAGAAATGCCTGAAGAATAATTAAGTTTTACTTCTTGTTTTAGGCTGTGTATATGTTTCGTCACCACTTTCAATCTCTTTTTTTTTACTACTTATATCTTTCTTGATTTCTTCTTTAATTTTGTATTCTTGTTTATCATTAGTTCTCAATAATACATTTTTAACTATTTCGTCATAGCGGTCACCATACAATAATTTAAGGTGTTTTTGCTCTCTGCATTTATCACATAGATAGGTCAGATAACAGCGTTCTTTTTCACAGAAGATACAGAGGAAGGGCATAGTTATACTTATAAGTTAGATATTAAATCATATATTAATTTTTCAGGTATTCTGTATCTCTCTAATTTTTTAGGAATTTTTCCATATTCAGATATTATAGAATTGTTACCAACTTGTAAATTTTGATAGTCTTTATATTTTTCTCTTAATGCTTTTGTATTGCACCGAATAATTTTCCCATTATCTTCAACTGTTTTACTCGTTCCCATTCTATTATTATGAAGTTTTTGTTTATCGAATGTTATTATATTATCACAATCTTTTTTACATGTATTAGATACTAAATTCGGGATATTATTCCAAAACCTCGTTTTTTTTTCATAACCCCAATCTGAATATTTACAATATGAGAAATCATTATAATTATTATATTGTGGATATTTTTCAGCTATATATTCCTTCATTCTTCCGCTTTGCGGATTCTCTATTATCCAATATTTAGGATTGAAATATTCTATTATCTGAAATACTTTATCTACCATAGGTTTTCCTAACTTGTCTATATCTTCTTGCAGTATTTCTCTTGTTATTATTTTATTTCCATGATCTTTAAGTTTTCTACCTATCCAAGTATTTCTTAAAACACTCCACCATAAACATACGGGACTAGCTGTGATCAGATCAAAATAATTAGGGGGAAAAATTTTATAATCCCAAGTTAGTATATCTTCCTGTATATGATAGTCACTATTATCGTAATCACTAAAGGGACATTTACCTCCTAAATCTCTGTCTAAACTAATTATATTATTACCACATTTTTTAGATACCTTACCGAATGAGTGCGTTCCTGAAAACAGTTCTAAATGATTCATTCTTATATTATACCCTTATATATTTACTTCTTATATGTTCCGCTATTTAATTTTAAATCTTTGAGATTATAAAGTTCCTTAAATAGTCTATTTAACATATTATTAATATATTCCCATATTATTCTACAATTCATTATACTTAAAGAACTTATTTTTATTTTTCAAATAATACAACAAGTCAAAATAATTATTACTAGTCATAAACCATAAATACTCTCTATAATATTCCTGTTCTTCTTCTGTTAGATAAAGGTCTAGATCTATTTCTATCATTTAATAATCTACTAGATTTATTTCCTGAAATTCTACAATTGCTAATTTTTCGTCTATTAATTTTTCCTCCTTGATTAATCGGATTGTATCATTTAATACTGTTATTATATCCATGTAATTATTAGACAAAGCTACTATTTTATCAATATAACTTTTATTTTTATTTATACGTCCCTGATATTTTCGGCTCAAACTTTTTAGTTCTCTTTCTAAATCTTTATTGTACTTTTTCAAATTATTATATTCTGTTTTGAGTGCATTATATCGAGAAGCCATTTCATTAAAATCCTCTAAAGTAAATCCTACCCCTTCTTCAGACATTATTAATATATGATTATATTAAAATCTATATTAGGTGACGAAAAAGTGACGGGGTGACGAAATGACGGTGATTATGAATCCTCAACCCTTCCCTATATATATACAAAAATATTAACTCTATTCTTTATTTTATCAATTATTTTATATTACTTTTTTTATTTTATCGTCACTTCGTCACTTTTAATATATATAATGGTATATATATTAAGAATTATATAGAAAAGTATAAGAAAAAAGGTAAGGAAAGAAGAGTGACGAAAAAAGTGACGGTAGGTGACGTTTTGATTAAGCGGTGACGGAAACATTTCCGTCTTTGAGAACCATAGCTCTCTCAACCATAGCAAAAATACGCTGTGTAGACGCTTGGTTTTCTGCAGCTAGAACTTTATCAAACTTTCTAACTAGCTGGATAGGTTTCTGTCCAACTTGTAGACCGTTACCTACAGACACGCTATTATCTGTTCTAAGATCAACGCCTATATAGTTATGTTTTGCTTCTAATGCACCACGCTGGGTGCGTCCCATGTAAGTTGTTGCATTAGTAATAAGGTTCTGATTTTCTGTGCCGTCGTCTGCAACCTGAAGGTCAAGGTCAAACTCGATTTTAGGTATCTGAATATCAACACCGAAAACTTTACTTAATTCACGCTGTTTTTTGTGTTCTTTGTTCACGTCATTAGGGTACATACTGGTATCATTAATGCGGAAATTATAGGATTCACCTTTACGTAAACCTTCACTTGTATAGATACCATGTATTTCATTAGTAGCAAATCTATTAGTATGGACTACAATAGACCGGACTTTACGACCACTTACCGCTATATCTGTGGTATGGGTCTGACCAGCGACTAAAGGAACTGGTATCTGATTCGTTGTAAGGATCAAATCCTCATATGGAACAAGAAGACCGGTATCAGACATAACTTCCTTTGCGGTTTCATTCATAGTCACAGCGTCATAAGTAAGATAATCAGCTACCATTTGAACGGAATTAGGGTCAAGCTGAGCAACTGGGTTATAGGTAATGCCCCCCGGGTCAGGACGAGCAATATTGATAACACCTTCAGTAGTAGGGTTATTAAAAGTAAATTCAACACTAACCGGTTCATTAATAACAAATAGAGGCAACTGGATATTTCTCATAAGCGGGAAAATATCAGAGAGTTTTATCTGAAATTCTGCGGTTCTGCTTGAGTCATTTTCAAGAGTAGTAGCAAGATAATCAAGGCGGTTATTACCACTCTGAAATCCGTTTTTCATTTCAAGGGTAGCCGAAGCTGCCTGAACAGAAGGGGCAAGACCGTCATTAGTACCATATTTTAAAAAGTGTTTACCTTCTTTTTCTTCCTGTGAAACAAAACAGCGTTTAATAACTTTATAATATGGATAATCTTGCACTTGACTAATAATCTTAGTTCCTATTTTAAGAGTAGCATTACGAATAACTGAGTGGATACCAGCACGAATAGGAAGAGTAACTCTTGAATTCATATCAGTATTAGGAGCAACAATTCTAAAGGTAAAAATAGATCCCGAATCAAGAACGCCCTTTTTCTCTAAAACAAATCTACAGAAATCCCTATTAACAACAACAGGGTCTAATATATTTGTTTCTACATTCATATTTTCAACAACAGCCATAGGTTTTAAATTTAAAGCCGAAGGCAAATCATTCAATCCGAGTTTCTTAGGTTGAGCAGACATTTATATTATTTATAAAGATAAAAAATTATAAATAAAAAAACATTAAAACATTAAAATAAAAAAAAAAAGATTTAGTTCTGAACCATAACTCCGCTCGGCGAATAAAGGAGTGTATTCTTGTTAAAGGTATATGTATAGATACTATTAGGACTGTTACCGTTTAGTGCGGATTTAATGCGAAGACTATAAGGCGTATCCTTAAAACTCACTCCGACTTTAGAAACATTATCAAAAGAAACCCCTATACCATATACTTTATTGTTTGCAACAACGTTACCTCCAGCGTCTAAGTCATTCTGAAAAAGACCCGATTCAGAAGCTAGAGGGTATTCTGTTCTAGTCTGATAATTAAATTTAGAACCCTTATTCGTTTCTGTAAAGAGCGATTTTAGTGAATGATTATATTTCGGTATTGGTTTAATAGCATTAACTAAGTTCATATCTAAGTTAGAAATAGGGGTACTACTTGTATTAGGAACAGTTTCGTCTATTTCATAATCAATAGGGAAATTGCGTCCACCTCGAGCATGTATAACTTCATTCACGGCAACGTCAACGCCATAGTTGTTATTCACAATATTTTTAAGGGCAGGGGTTCGAAGACTATCAAAGAGGTAGTTATTTATCTGTGTTGTAGGGACGAAATTATGTATAATAGATAGAGTATTACTTGTTCCTAGATTATATGTCTGAGTATGATCTGAAGCATTAATAACAGAGTAGATATTACCGACTGAATTGTAACTAAATGCTCCTGAGCTTGGGATTCCCATTTGTGACTGACTAGAACTATCAACATTAAGTAGTTCATAAGTAAGAGTTAAATCTCTGAGCTGATAGAAAGCCCCGCCGTTGGCTGTTGCGTCTGTATTACTGCCCCTATCGAAATTATGCAAAAGCATATTATCAGGGGTTAATTCTAACTGAATAATAAGACCACGAACTCCGTTATTGCCTAGAGGGATAGGGGTATTACTATTAAGCAAACCGGTCAATAAAGGGATACAGAATCCAGTAGGGTTATTAAAAAAGTTACCGTGAACTCTGTGGTTAGATCCTTGAAGACCGAAACTTAAATGACTATCGAAGTCATTCTGCGACTGAGTAACTGGGACAACAGAGGCAAGGTATCTATTATAGTTTCTAATTGTTTCTAAAGTTTGGTTGTTTTCTTGGTTCATAATAGTAACCTGCTGGATTGCACCATGTACAGAAACTCTAGGGTTCATAGTGACTTGGCTACCAGCAGTTCCTTTAGAATTGTTATTATCTACGGCAACTCCCGCACCGTTACGAAGGATAATTTCTCCATTAAGTCTAATACTTGAAGCCTTAAGAAGTTTATTCTGATTTGGGATAACAAAACTCACAACTGGGTTACCGTTGCGAAAACTGTAGAGATTATCACTTGGGGGATTAAGTGGACTAATTTCAACTTGTTCACGATTTACAACTTGATACGACATTTATAATATTTATAAAGATAAAAAATTATAAATTAAAAAACATTAAAAACTAAAATAAATAAAAAAAAATCTTTAATTCATAACCATTACTCCATTTTGAGATACGTTAATCTGTCTACGTGATTGGATAAAGTGGAAGAAATCTTTATTAACTGTAGCACCTTCAAACTGCACCCTTAGGTTGAGGTCACCCTGCGTTAAATTATAGACCTGACCGTATTTACTAAATCCTCTAGCAATAAAGAAGTTGTTAGATATATCATAAAGATTTCTAACAACAAGACCACAATTAACTAAAGATTTTTCAAGTTCATTAAGATATACTTGACCTACGCTTGAACCGGTGCTAGAAAGTCTAGCAAGGTCAACCGTCCTATTTGGGATTAGGTGTCCATTATGAATATACTGGTAATTCTGAGAACCGTCAAATTCTCCACGCCACGCCGAACATGTTAAAGTCCGGGCATTATTCCGACCGGTAGGTACAGAAAGTATACTATACGCCTTAGTCTGAGTTGAAGGTATAAGCTGATCCGTTGCACCATTAAGGGAAGAGAGTTGGTGTCTATATGTGTTAAAAGTTCTATAGTCAAGAGTTAGACCATTACTAGACTGAATTGCTTTCATAATATTATTTGTATATTCTACTGGAGGTATAACCTGATTTACAACCATTTCAACATTTTCCATACGGTATCCTAGTGCTTCATTAAATAACTGGTTTGCGGTTGGAATATCAGCATAGTCAGAAGAAGTAAGAACTCTGAGGCGGTCTGCCTGTTTAACATAAACTCTAGAATCAATTGGGTAAGTAGTTCCTAGAGCAGTACCAGCGGTTCTATTCTGAATCATAGAAATTCTCAAATCTCCAGCTCCGTCTTTATCTAAAGACTGAATAATACCTAAAGTCTTTTCGCCAGTCCCGTCCGCTAGAGAAGCATAGAGAAGGTCACCCACCATAAAGGGATTAGAGTTATTCCCAGCATTAGCCCGAATTGCTCCTCTATCATTTGGAGCGTCTGCTGGTTGCCTTAGGTCAACATTAGAGGCAGAATCCGCCCCTGCTTTTGTTAGACCAGTATCAAGTTCAACCTTAAGGGCAAAATGGGCATTTACGGTTTGAGTAGAACCGTCTGCTAACATACCGGCATTTCGCTCGGTAGAGCCAGCTGCGTTATCAGCAGATCCATTAATAACACAAGCATTACGGACATTATCTAAGTCTATAGTAAGTCTAAGACCCTGAGTAGCTACAACTGGGAAAATTTTATTACTGCTGAGAATACCAGTATCTAAAGGTAGCATACATTCAACCGTTCTTTTTGCTGGATTTGTGGTAACTGGAGCTGCATTCCAGTCAGCAGGAGTATCATGGAATAATTGTTTTGAGTGGTCTGTTGAACGGTTCTGACCT